CTTGAAGGACAACGGCAATGCTTACGCTCAACGAGGCTCAGGCTTCTTCTGGGGTGAGACGAGGCCAGAGGACATAGCGAACGACCACTACTTCATCGACCGAGCAATCAAACTCATCGATGAGGGTTACGAAGTCATCTACTCCTGCTGGTGGTAATCCTATGAGCCTCGACTTCAAGTTCCCTGACAGTATTGACCGCTCGCTTATCGAGTACTCGACCAAGCGTGATGGCGATGAGAAGCCGCAACTGTATTGGCATCCTCGTGCTGAAGTCTTCATCTGGTATCAGATGTTGTTACAGCACGACCTGACTGGCGAGATGACCGATGAGAAGTTGATTGAGTGTGCTAGACGCATTACTCTCATCGACCTGCATCATACATCTCCGTCAATCTGGGAGGGTGACACTGCATACCGCATCCAGTTGAATGATGTTGTGACCTATTGGGGACTCAGCACCAATGTGACCCACCTCTCTCGCACGAAGTGGGACGCATACTACCATAGGGTGTTCATCACCAAGAATATGCGGGACATCAAAGATACAATCGAGAGGCTGAAGGTGCGTAAGCCTCTCTTCATTCGTGAGTCCAAGCCTGATGCCGAGCCTACCTGAGGTCATCGCAATAGGCATATGGCTGGTCGCTATGTTTAGGGTTATCCGCAAGCCCTGATAGCAAATTAAACAAAGGGAATTCAGCCGCATCAGGTGTTAGTGGCTATTCCCGCAACAGCGGTTGGCTTGGCAACAGGTCAGCCGCTTCTAATTTACGGACGCCAAGTGGCTCGACAGAATAGATGTGTCGAAGGAAATGTACTGGCTGGCAGTCTATCAGGTGTGTCGCTCGACACGCCCTGCTATCGCATCAGCAACCCAACCCAACACTGTGGAAGCAAAGTGTGTGCTGGTACATCACGAGACAACTCAACCCTATGGCTAACCCCAAGGACAAGAGCGAAGCCAAGACGGCAACGCAAAAAATCAGCGAGCGAGCAACCGAACTGCTCGCCGCCGCTGAGTTGGTGAACGGCAAGTCTCTCGCCTCGCTCTTCGCTTGGCTCGATGATGGTGCTGTCGAACTCGGCAAGTTGGTCGGCGATGTGAAGGCCATCAAGTCGGACATCCTGAAGTCCGATGCCAAGTCGAAGGTGAAGGCCGATGTGTATGTGGTCACGACTCCGCTCATCAAGGCGAAGATGAAAACCAGCGTCTTCAGTTCGGTCGTTAGCCTCCACACGAAACGCCTCCGTAATATCGTGGCGATGTGCAACACGATTGAGGGCGTTTCGCCTAAGCAGGCCAAGGCAATCGCTAAGGCCGCCAAGGCCAAGGCCAAGAAGGGAGGTGCGAAGTGAACGGCAAGAAGTTGGTGCGGTTCGTCCCCATTCACTTCAAGGCCAGTGAACGCCGTGAACTTCGCCGCACTGTTAAGGTGCGACAACTGTTCGCCCTGTTCCACAAGTACAACTCCCTCACGCAAAAAAGGAAGCGGTTGTGGGAACGCATCGTGATGCTCGGCAACATCTAACCAATGATTGCAGTGGTAACGATGCTAGTGCTAGTGACCTGCTGCCGCATCATCAGCGGTAAGTAATCCGTCCATACAGCACGGCATTGCAGTAAACAAGCGGTGACGCTCTCGCTCCTCACGCAAGTGGGGGGCGGGGGTCTCACCGCCTCTTTTCCCCCTGTACCCTAACGCATTAACACACACACATTTTATTACCAAAAGACACACTATAAGTCTGTGTTAGGGGGTTATTAGGGGGTTTTATGGTAATGTTTGTCAAGCGGAAAGTGGTTGTTTGGGATTATGGGTAGGGGGAAATCTATTTCCTAGGGGGGTGTAATGCATTTCCCGAGGGGGGTGCTATGGATTTCCTACAGATAGAACAGGGAATAGAATAGGTTATACATAACTAGGTTGACATATCGATTTTCATTTGAAAGGTAGGCATATGGACATCAAGGAGAGCGACCTATCAAAGGAAATTGGCCTTCCTAGGGCTGAATTTAAACTTATCCGTAAGAACCTTGCGGCTAAACACGAACTTGGCACACTGTGGTACAGGGAAGACTCAAAGAAACCCGAACACCTGCGTTCTGTCTTCTGGACTGATGTCGGAATTTACTATCTTCGTACATACCTGTCCGTTAAGGCCAAATGGAGCGAGGAAGAGGCCAAGGAGGTTAACCTTGAGGTAATGACCAAGGAGCAGTTTGCTAATACTGTCAACAACACGATGTGGGTTGGCAAGGTCACCAGAAACAAGTACAAGAACAAGCGGCTCATTATGGTAGAACACGAAATCGGCTACCAGTGTAATGTAAACTGTAGGGACAACGCCAACTACTCAATGCACTCGTATGTTGTTGTTGATTCTAAGAATTCTAGACACTCCGTCAGAAAACCCCAGTATAAATCCTATGAAAAAGCCCTCAAAGACTGTAAACGAGTATAAGAACCTAGAAAAGTCGCTAGGAATTCCAAAATTCAAGCCTCTCGACTACGAGAATGGCTCGAAAACCGAAAAAAAGGAGCAAAAGCCAAAGGGCAAGTGACTATGTCAGAGCCAGATGACGAAAACGAGGAGGACGAAGAGTCTACAAACCCTATGGACTACATCTGGTTGACAAAAGCGGTTCGACCCTTCGGGTCGAACAAGACAAAGCGATGAACGATAAAGATTACACTGACATTTTAAGCAGACACGGAGTGCCTGTGCCTCCCTCTTGGGGTGGTATGATTGGCTCAGGAAGCGAACAGATGTTCTCGCTAGGGGGAAGATGGCTTAAGGCTGGTCAAAGAAGCCCACAGGGGCATACGATTGATTCCCTTGACCCTAAGACAGGTTATCTTAACATCTCTTATCAGGGTGTGCCGCTTATGCCTCTTAAAATGAGGGATGCAGTTGTACAAGATTATGTACCAGCGTTTACGCAGGATGGCGGGGGAGAAACTGATAAAGATAAACAAAGAATGATGGAAATATTCCAGCCTGTGGAAAACGAGGATGGAACTTGGAGTGTTCCTACTTTTGGGAAACAAACATTTAAGGACTTGGAAGAAGCAATGGATATGGTTAGAAAATATGGCGTTAGTGATAGAACAGGAATTGAGGCTTTTATGAAATCAAAAACAGCAGGTGCGTTTGGCACTCTTAGTGATTTCTGGAACTCAACGGCTGAACAAAAAGCCGCTGGTATGAAGGTCTTTAACAATGATACTGGAGACTTTACTGATACCTTTAGAGAAATTGCAGATGACCACCCAAGAGTTCCTGCACCCCCGCCCCCACAAGACCCTATGATTCAACTTTTCGGGGATGATGGGCTTATCAAATAACGCCACAGTAGCACAATGGCTGTGCAACAGTTTTGTAAACTGTAGGTTGTCGGTTCGACTCCGACCTGCGGCTCCACTTTATGGAAGACTGGAAACCAATACCAATTGAGCAGTTCAAAGGCTTGTACGAAGTTTCAAGCCTAGGAAGACTGAAGGCTCTAGCCAAGACCACAAGCGATGGCAGAAAACTGAAAGAACGAATGGTATCCCCATTCAAAGTATCGGGCGGCTATATGCAATTCAAGTTGTACAACGATGGGTTTAGGTTTAACATAAATGCACACAAGTTGGTGGCTATTACATTTGGAATCATTTTTTGGAACGAGCATTCGCACTCCGAGTTGCAGATTAACCACAAAGATGGTAACAAAGAAAATAACTCTATCTCAAACTTAGAACCTTGCACTCCTAGCGAAAACCTCTTACACGCCTACAGAACAGGACTTAGAAAATAATGGAAAACGATTTACCCCCAGATGTTGCTGAACAGTTTAAAGGACTAGAAGCCAGAACCAAGGTTATTGAAGCCGCTCGTGCTGAAAGGGGTACTCCTAGTCTTTTGACACAGGCTGTAGAGGCTAAAGACTCTGGTTACCTTCCAGAAATGGTGGCAGGTGGTACTGCACTTGCTACGGCTAAGTATTTGCACGGAAAGTCTAGAAGCACATATTACGAGGGTCTTAAGGCCGTCAGAGCCGCCGCTGATACAGAACTTAAAATGATTAAGAAGTTGCAAACTACACAGCCGTTTGAAAAAAGCGGGGTGAAGGTTGTCAACCAGCCTAAATCTCCTGCTCAGAAAACAAGACTTCTTAAAAGCGGAAATCGTGCAGTAGTTCCTTACGAGTCTGGTGCTAAATCTACACTCAGCAATGTTCGTGGTGCTAGTTCTCCTGTGTCTCGTGTTGTTAGGGCTGGCACAGCGGGTCAAGCGGCAGTAGCGGCAGTTAGAGAATATAGTGACGGAACTGGATATCTTACTCACGAAGTTTCTCCAGCAAAACCAGCAGTGGCTGGAACTCCAGAAGTTAGAAGTAATGCTATTTCAAATATGACCAATGCTCAGAAAAAAGAGTTGGCTAAAGAAATTTCTAGAAAAAGAATGACCAGAGCGTTGGGTTCTGGCTATGGCAAGTTTGTTGACCCTGTACTTAACCCAAGAGTTACTGGCGTTGACACAAGAGGAAAAGGTAAGACTAGAACTAATATTACTGTAACAGCCGAAGAACTTAAGGCTGGCAAGGCTAACATTCCTCCCAAGTTAAGTGCCGCTGAAGCCGCCAAAGCCGCCAAAGCCGCTAGTGCCGCTGGTCAGGAACTCAATTTTGCACAAAAGGCTCTTCGTTGGGGTGGTAATGTTCTTAGTAGCCCTTGGGTTCAACGACCGCTTACGGCTTTAGATGTTGGAACTAGAGTATATGGTATGCCACAACGATACAGAGATGAGGTTGCTTTAATGGAAGCAGAAAGAAATGGTGCTCCTTCAAGTGCTAATGTTTTGAGAAGCGTTTTTGGTAGCGATTCTGCCATTAGACCTTATCTTGCTTCTGGTGCGGCTATTCCAAGAATTGCAACAAACTTTTACACAGGGTATGTCCCAGAAATGATTGGTATGTATGATATGCCTGAAGACCTTGGCAATATGTACAAGGGATTTAGCGAAAGAGACCAAAGTGAATTTATCAAGAAAACAGGCCGTCCAATGACAGAGCAAGAACTAGCCGCACAGCAAGAGGCTATGTGGATGTCTACTATTGGAATTGGTGGATGAGCGAACTATCGTCTTTTAAGCCGACTCCTCATCCAGTCATCAAGATGCCAGACATCAAGATGCTGGTTGAAAAGGTTGGTATGGAAAAGACGGCAGAGATTCTTGAACTAAGAGAAGACAAGATTTTAGCAGAATCGCTAGACCCCTATCGTCACGGCTTTGAGCCTGACCATTGGAAGGATGCAGATTCTTTACTAAAGGACAAACAGGAGATTTTGGTGCTTGGTGGCAATCGTGCTGGTAAAACTGAATGGATGGCAAAGCGTGTAATCCAGACGCTTATCAACAAAGACAAAGCAATGGTTTGGTGTCTGCATACAACGCAGAAGTCCAGCATCCAAATGCAACAGAATGTAGTCTGGAAGTATATGCCTCCAGAATTAAAAAATTGCAAAAAGACCAAGGTTACTAATATCGCATACTCACAGAAGAACGGCTTCTCCGAAGAGTCGTTTATTTTGCCTAATGGCTCGCAATGCGTGTTTATGAATTACGCCCAGAAGCGTGATGTTATTGAAGGTGGCGAATGTGACCTTATTTGGTGCGATGAACTTGTGCCGTTAGATTGGGTTGAAACGCTACGCTACCGACTTGTTACTCGTAGAGGAAAGTTGGCGATTACCTTTACGCCTATTGCTGGTTACTCACAAGTGGTTAAGGAATTTGTTGCTGGTTCTAAATTTACAAAAACGCTCCCTGCAACCATCCTTGACAAGGACACTTACTATGTGGGTGGCTGTCCTAAGGGTCATATGCCCTATATGGCTCAGTGTCACCGCAACAATGGAGCGGCTATTTGGTTTCACTCTCAACTTAACCCTTACAATCCTTTTGACGAACTTGTTAAACAGTTAGACGGAAAGAATATCTATGAAAAGAAAATCCGTGCGTATGGCTGGGCTGACAATACTGTAGGCAACCAATTCCCAAGATTTGGAGAAAACCATATTGTTAAACACGATATGATTCCCGCAGAGGGTACAAATTATATGGTCGTTGACCCTGCTGGGGCTAGAAACTGGTTTATGATTTGGGCTAGGGTTGACAATGACGGCAATATTTATGTTTATCGTGAATTCCCAGACATCTCTTATGGTGACTGGGCGTTGCCATCAGAGAAGGCAGACGGCAAGGAGGGTATGGCTCAACGCAATGGTGCTGGTATGGGAATTGATGATATTAAGAAACTCATTGATACTTTAGAGGGCAACGAGGAGATACTAGAACGCTATATCGACCCTCGGGCTGGTGCAACACAGGCAGTAGGTAAGGATGGAGGAACATCGGTTATTGAACTGCTTGATTCGGGTGAAGACCCGATGTATTTTGCACCTGCCGCTGGTGTTGCAATCGAGCAAGGCGTTGCAATGATTAATGACCTGTTGGCATATGACATTAATCAACCGCTATCTCCGCTCAACCAGCCTAAACTTTATATTAGTGACAAGTGCCAAAACTTGATTTACTCGCTTAAAGAGTGGACAAACGCTGACGGAGACAAGGGGGCTACGAAAGACCCAATTGACTGTTTGCGTTATTTGGTTGTAATGTCCCCAGAATTTGTAGATATCAAAACACAACCGCTTAACAAACCCTTCTCGTATTAATGGACAATTACAAATCAGACCAATCTCAGGACAAACTACTTTACGGCTCTGATACGCCTAACATTCAGGAACTTGTTCACGAACTTAATCGTTCGTACCTGTTTGGTGCTAATACCACAGAACTAAACGACAACGATGACCTTAGGTTTTGCCGTTGGAACGGACAGACCCCTGACGGCAAGAAGTTTTCGGCAAACAGAGACGAGGATGACCCTGCTCTTCCGTTTGAAGGTGCGTCCGATGCCAGAGTTAGACTGATTGACAGAATTATCAATGAGCAGACCGCTCTTTGGATGAACGCTCTTAAGGCCGCTAAACTTGGCGTGTCTGGAAGAACGATTGAAGACGGACACAACGCTGGTGCTATGTCTACCCTTCTTGAGTATGTTGCCTCTGGGCGAATGAAACAGGAAATGCGTAGAGAAGCAGAACTGTGGGGTCAGTATGCAAATCAGTTTGGTTGGGCGGTAATTCACATTGGATGGGAGCAGGAAATGGGTACTCGTGAGAAAAAGTTCACGATTTCAGACCTTATCCAGACTGTTAACGAAATGGCTCAGGGAAATCCAGAATCCCCGCTTTTGGCTCTTCCAAATTACATTGCCGACAAGGAAATGGAAGACATTGCCGTTTCTTTGATTATGGGCTTGATGCCTGACAAAACTGAAAATTTTGTCAAAAAGGCCGTTAGAGAACTTAGAGGTCAGGGCTACACTACCATTTACGAAGAAGTTCTGATGAAGAATCTTCCTACTGTCACTACGCTTAAGCCGTATGACGAGATTTCCTTCCCGCCCGAAACCATTGAACTTCAAAAGGCTCGTGTTGTTTTCCGCAAGGTCTTTATGACCGAACTAGAAGTCCGTGCTATGATTAACACGGATGAGTGGATGGAAAGCGGTGTTGAAGAAGCGGTAAAGACAAAGGGTATGTTTACTTGGTATAGAGACCCTAACATTGTCCCGACAAACAGACTTAACCAAGACTATAGACTTAGAACGAACAATCTTATCGAGGTTGTGTACGCTTACTACAAACAGTTGAATGAAGAAGGCAATCCTTGCACATACTATACTGTGTTCTGCCCTAACTCTTCTTCTGATTCATATTTGAAGCACGGCAAACTGGGTTATGCTCACGGCAAATATCCATTTGTTGTGCTTCGCAGGGAGTACATTCGCAAGGCCATCTACGAAAGCCGAGGCATCACCGACATCCTCTCAACTGACCAAGCAGAACTTAAGGCACAGCACGACTCGATGAGAGACAGAACTGCCTTTGAGACTGTGCCGCCATTGATGTATAAAAGGCGTGTCGGTGGTACAGGCCGTATTGGCCCTGCAATGCTACTCCCTGTTTCAGATGTCAACGACTACAAGTGGATGGAGCCGCCCAAGGGTACGCCTACCATTGCTGAGTTTGTCGTAAACCAAGTTGAGAAAAATGCGGCTGGATACTTTGGTCTTACCAGAGAAGAAACGCCACCAGCCCTTGCACAGATGCTACAGCAAAATTCTGTAGACAACTGGCTTACTGCTTGGTCAGAGGTTTATTCTCAGATGCTACAACTGTCTGTTCAGTATATGGATGTTGTGGAAATTGAAAGAATCACTGGCATCCAACTTCCTAAGAACCTAGATGACATCACCAACCAGTTTGATTTTGAGGTTAAGTTTGATGTTAAGAATTTGTACAGCGACCTAGTCCTTGAAAAACTTCAGGCTATCGCTCAGTTTGTTCTTCCGATGGATAGTGGTGGTATTATCGACAAGGCTAAGTTGGTGCAGAAGGCTGTTGAAGCCATCAGCCCTGACACCGCCAAGGAAATCATCCTTAACCCCCAGTCTGCGTCTCAGCGTCTTTACGAGGATGTGCAAACCAAACTGGGTATGATGATGCTTGGCAACGAGCCTACCTATGTCGAAAACGACCCAACGGCAGAAACCAAGATGATGTATTTGCAGCAAATTATGCAAAAGAATATGAAGGCTCAACAGGCTTCACAGGCCGACCCGATGTTCCAAGCCCTGTTGCAGAATTACATCAAAAACCTTCAGATGTCTGTTATGCAACAGCAGAACAAGCAAATTGGAAGAGTTGGAGTAAGCCCTGTTTCAGATAAGATGCAACAGGAAGGTGTGCCACAGCCACAGCAACAGCAACAGACCAATGAAGGATACTGATTATAACCTAGGCACTTTTGCGTTTTCTGAAACAAACGCAGTGTGGGAACACATTATGTATATTATCGACCTGAACATTCAGGCCGAAACGCAAAGGGCTATTGCTAATGACATTACTGGGGAAGCACGAATTCACCAGTGTGGAAGGGCAAACTCCATTACCGACTTTAAGGCTTTGCTTCTTGAGGAAAGAAGGAAGGCCAGAGTACAGGCTGGTTTAACACCAGAATAATTTACTTTCGCTTGACACTTGTAAAAAAGATGTCAAATAGAGAACCAACAGTTTCTGGGAGTCTGTCAAACCCTGACCTACAAAAGGCACTTTAGACCTAATCTAATGGAAGACAATAATCAAACTGGAGCAGAGAACGAAGCCAGCACAAACAGTTCTCAAACGGATGGCAACTATCCAAGTCAGGCTGAAATAAACAGTAGACTAAACAATATTCTGTTCGATGGAGAGCCTAGCGAACAGACGGAAGATGGCGAAGCCGATAGTAATCAGCCTGAAGTCCAGCAGTCGGACAGTGAGTCGGAAACGAACACTGAAACTGATAACGATGGCAACGAAGTTCATTCACAGTACGAGGATGATGACAGTGGAGACTCTCGTGGAGTGCAGAAGAGAATCGACAAACTGACGGCAAAGCGAAAAGAAGCAGAAGAAGAAATCGCCAAGTTGAGAAAGGAAGTCGATGACCTTAAGCAGAACACGAATACTCAAAGAAGAGAAGAAGTAATTCCAGATATTGTACATTCTGATTTAAACAGCGTTGCGGAAATTGA